TGCCATCGTGGACTTCAAGTATCAAGGCAGACAGTACGCTAGTCACTGATGCCCCATACGATACTGCAATTCCTCTTGCAGTAGGCGGTCCTGCATAGATAGATACATCTTGTTTTCCAAGGCTTACTCTGGCAACCGCTTGAGTCTGGAATGTATTGAAGTTAGGATTGACCAGACGGGCACAGAAACCAGCAGGGCGTGTCCATTGGATATTGCCAGTAATAGCAACGCCATTAACTAACGGACCTACATATCTAATAGCATAACCAACAGCAACCGTAGGAGATGTAAGTGCAAAACCAGCCGAAGTTGACGGGATAGATGTTGCGGCTCCAGCCCCAGAAGTAGACGCTGCAAACTGTGCAAGATTTGGCTGGATGACATTAGTATTCATCTGACTGATGATTGATGTCAGAGGATTAAGCGTGGTAGTCTGAGAGGTTCCAGTCAGGGCTTGGTCGTTAGTGGCGTAGGCAACACCAAGGTTAGTCCTAGCAGTAGGAGCAGACGCCAAGTCGCTCAAGTTGCTCGCAATCTTTAGTGCGTTAGGGTCGGACTCAACTGTAATCCCGACATTATCGGGCTGTGTAATATAGATACTCATTAGGCAGTAGCGTAAGCGATGTGGACTGGGGTAGAGGCGGCAGAGGCACTCATCCGTACAATCCCTAGGTAGTTATCAATGGTAAGACTTCCAAGCGGGGCAACATAGATGCCAACCGAACCAGAACCAAGAATAACCTCGATGCTGGCGGTAGTGGATTGGTTCTGGATGATGACAACAATACGCCTTTCTGGGGTAGCAGCGGCGGCAAGATAGCCAGTCACAGAAGTCCCGACAGTATAATCTGCTTGAACAAACGAACGGATGAATGGGGATGAGAATGAGATATGAGACATAGCGGTATTAGTAAGTGTTTGTCATATTGATTTTACCGAACTGTCCCTGTTGACGCAGGAACTTGTCGTACTCTTGCTCAAGGACTTGGTTAGCCTTGGCTTCGATGGTAGCCGCCTCTTGAATCTGACCTTCAGAAACAAGCCAATTAGCGGCAGAACCCCAAGCCATAAACGCAGAGAAGATATACGGGATATCAATCTTTGTCCAAGACGCAGGGTGGGAGTTTGGGTTTTGACCAGCAGTCGTGGAAGCCACGGTGCAAGTATAAAAATTGCCAGCGTGGGGCTTACCCAAGACTGGAACATAAGAGCCTGTACCAGAGCCAGAGTCAAAGTAGACTTGGACTCCTTGGTAGTAGACAACCGTAGGGCTGTATAGGTCACCCTCTAGGGCGATGCAGTCCTTACGATAGAGATAGTAACCACCGCTGATACCGTTGCCAACTATGACCTTTCGCTCAGTACCGCTGTCGTAAATCTGATACGCCAACTGCACAGCCTTTGTCGTTTCCTGCGGGTTCTTAGAGAACACGCCAAGAATCTCATCAGCCTCTGTAACGGGCGTGAACGAGACAACATTATTTGCATCCGTTGTTGTGGTGAATTCAACCAGTCGGCAGATATCTGCCCATTGGTTAGATTCCCAAGCCTCACGAATACGAGCAGAACTGAAATCACGGAACTGAGAGAATGTCTCATTTGTGATGTTGTGTCTGTCGTTTCCAGAATACTGGAGAGCGTCAAATAGGATTTGCGAGTAGTTCGATGTTCTCATTATGTGAGATATCCGTCACCTGTGAAAATTGCACCGTTAACACAAGTACGCTTGGCATAATTGGTAACGGCTGTTTCTGGGTTGTCCCGTAGGAATTCGTTTAGGAATGTATTGTCTTCCCAGCACTCATACCCAAGACGCTGACCCCAGTAGTGCCACGCTTGAATAGGAATCTGTGCTTTCAACCGTCCAACTCCTTCGATGTTATTAGCCTCGTTAGAGTGACGAAAAACAGCGGATTGCTTCGCTGTGCTCTTTGCCTTGACTTCCTCCATCCTCCAGCCATTGATGAGTTCCCTCTCCACCCTATTTCTAAGGTGGGAGGGGATTGCATCAGCCAGACTTTGGATTATGTCTGACACCTCAGTTCTTAGGCTGTGAAGTCAAAGACACCGAAGGCGAGGGGGTTGTAGACGCAAAGTCCAGCAACCGCTTCAATCATTCGGGCTTCGCCACCACCGTTGTTGGTGAGGGCTGTGACACCAGCGACATTGCCACCATAACGCACTTCAACTTGGTCGAAGGGGATGATGTAACCTGTAAAGGTCGAGCCAACGCCAGAGGTAGCATTGAGGTAGTGGGAGGGGTGGAGGCGTAACTTACCGAAATCGCCCTCGAAAACATCAACCGAAGCGACATAAGCGGATTCGCCAGCCTCACGATTGAAGGTACGAATTGCGGTCTGGGTGTTTGTGCTACCCGAAGAGGCAGTAGTGAAGACGAGGTTTGTGAACGCTCTCTTGAGGGCTGTGCCGACAAGAGCGTCATAATCCTTGTATTGACCTGTCTGGGAGTAGATGCCTGTGAGGATGTTCTGGACAACCGTTTCCGTGAGGGCGGCTGTACCAACTGTCGAACGGTTAGCAGTAGGGGTGCAGAACTGGTCGATAACAGGGAGGACGGAGTCCTTTGTAGCGATAGGCTGTAACCACTTGTGGAGACCACGGGTGAGGTAGGCGTTCGTACCGTTGTCGGCTTGAGCACCACCGTTGGAGCAGAATGTGGCTTCCATGTCACGCTTCAAGGCTTGGATGCCCTTAGCGACATTGTTAGCGAGTTCGTCTCTCACACCAGCGACTGTCGAGATGTCCTGCGTAAGCGGGGACACACGGACGGCTCTGCGGAAGATTTGGATGTAGTTGCTGAGTTCAGCACGGTATTGGGTAGCACCATCCTTGACATAGTTGTCATAGGAGGAGACATCCGTACCATCGACTGTACCAGTCTGCTTAGGGGTAGGCAGAGAGTCGGCTTGCCATCTGAAAAGAGTATTTCCAGGTTTGCTACCCTTCTTCGCCATAGAGGTGAAGGGGGTATCTTTGGCATCGACAAGTGCGATGAGGTCTGCGAGTTCTTCCCTCTTTCCAGAGGAGAACGAAGGTTCTGTGAGGTTAGCCATATGTGTATATAGGTTTTAGGTTTTTTGAATGATTACAGGAATCGGTTAGCGATTATAGAAGATAGGTCATCTCGGTTACCAGAAACAGTAAAACGCTTCTGTGCGGCTTGGCTGTTAGCGTCCTTTGAAGGAACTCTAGCAGGGGCGGCTGAAGGTCTCGGTTGGGATGGGGCTTTGATTGGAGTACCAGAGGACTTGCCTTTGGCTTCACGGGCATTTACGCCACGGATGTAATCTCCTACCACCATCTTATAGTCTGGGAATTTCTGGATTTCTGGGAAGTGCTTGATAAAGGATTCAGCAATTTGTCTTTCCTTTGCTGACTTGTCCTTCCACCAAGGGTATTCCTTGGTCGCAACTTGCTCCATCTGATTGAAGTTTTGCAGATACTGCATTCGCTTCGGAAGGTGTTCCTCAAGGGCATCAAGGGCTTTAATCTTGATATTGCGGACTTCTTCAGCGGTATACTCGGTTTCAGAACCATCTTTTCCCGTAACTACTGCACCATCGGGATTCATTTCGCACCAGCGTCTGATTTGCTTGGCTTGGTCTGCCTCACGGCTGACTTCGTCTAGCGTAGACAGGTTGGCATACGGATTGTCGGCAGTAGGAATCTGTGCTGGCTTGGTAGCCTCTTGCGACAGTCTTTCCACTTCTCCCTTCAATCTTTCTACTTCTGCTTCAGCCTCCCTGCGTTTAGCGGAGAGTTTGTCAATGCGTTTCTTGACTCCCTTGGGCAACCCACGCTCAATTTCATCATCTTCAGACTTGGTTTCTTCGGTTTCCTCGGAGTCTTCGGACTGAACTTGGTCGTTAGTTGTTTCGGTTTCTTGTGAATGAACATCGTCCTCAGAGGTCGCTTGAGCCTCCGAATCACCGTTTTCGTCTGCGGGTGACTCCGCACTCGATTCCTTACCACCTAGGAACGAATCGCTAACTATGTCAGCGAGTTTACTGATATCGAAGGGAGTGGATGTACCTTCGGTGTTCGTAGCGTTATTTTTTGCCGTGCTAAGGTCGGCTTGATTGTCTGTATTCATTAGATAAGGTCTAAAGTCCTATATTTGTAGGCAGGGTGTTATAGTCCCAGAACTATCTGCCAGTTACGGCTAAATTTGTTTGTAAGCAAGAACTTACTATGTCAGATACCGTTTTCCGATGGGGAATAGTCTTCTGAGGGTCTTCCTTGGTCTCTCAAAACATCGTTGCGGGTGTTCACAAGGATTTCTCTGAAGGCGGTAAGGGCTTCGGCTCTGCCGCAATGCCAAGCACGGTCTTCGCCCTTATTTTCTTTAGAGAGAGCATTTGCAACTTCAGAATCAATAGAAGCATCGAGTAGGAGATGGACGGCTTTCCAGAGTTCATTTTGTTTTTCAAAGGAGAATCCTACAATAATTTGTTGTGGATAACTCATTGCATCTGTTGCTCCTGTTGACCCTGCATATCGTTAGCCTGTTGAATCTGCTGTTGCATCTGGTTACCAGCCTGTTCTGCAACAGGGGTAACGCCAGTACGACCAATCTGCTTGTTCTGTTGCTGGCTGACCGACATCTGAAGGTTCTTCATATAGTTTTCCAGCATAGCACGGAAGTGCGGGTCTTGTTGCATAGCCTGTTGAGCCTTGGGGTTCTTGCCCATAATATCTTGCAGGTACTGCATCTTGGATGCCGCAGACGGGTCGTTCTCAACATACTGGGCTTCGTTACCAAGCATCATCAAGCCTAGGTCAGACTGGATGTTCTTATACAGCAACTGCGAGGCTGTGCCTGTGTTGATAATGAGTTCCCTAGCCTTGTCTGGGTCAATAGCCTCGATAGCCGCCTTAACCAACTTGTTCTTGTCGATAACACCACCAGCATCCAGAGGCAGAACGAACTGCGTGATAGCCTTGAGTTTTTCGATGACAAAGTTTGTGTCGAGTTCTCGCACATCGTACTTCACTTGGAAGTCGAACATATTGCTTACGCTGGACATATTCTGCGGGAGAGCCTTGCCAGTAATGCCTTCGATTTCATCGGGTTGCATATACTGTAGCATCAGACTAAAGGTCATCGCAAAAGATTCGCTCCAGACATCCAGCCAGTTATTGATAATAAACTGCTGTGTGGTCTGCGTCTTCTGGGGCATGATGTTCGGATGCGGGAGACCAAAGTACGAGGCGTGGTTTTGTTCAACACGGTCAATGAGTGTGAACGCAGTAACAGAATCCCCTGTGGGAGTGGGCATGAAACGATAGTCATCCGCACTTGTAACAGGAAGATGAATTCCTGGGGCAATTTTATTTATACCACCAAGTCGCTTCTTAACAAGAATAGGTGGCAGGGTCGTGAACGCTGTTCGGTCACGGATGGCATCGTGCTGTGCCTTGATTTCTTCTTGGTCGGTCTGAGCAATTTCTGGAACTCCTCTAGACTCCATAATCGCTCTACGAGTGCGTTCTCTTCGATAGATAACGAAAGGATATTTGTTATGTGCATATCCGAGAAGTCCGTGAGAGGCGTACTCTTCGCTCTTAGATTGAGGGCAGAAGACGGTCTGGTAGATTCCTTGGATGTTGTTTTCATCAATAAGGCGGGAGTAGGCATAGACTAATTCAATGAGGTTATCTTGTCGGCTGACTTGGAAATTAATCAAGGCGGCGGCAGGAAGGAGATTAGGGTCGTTGAACTGCGATTGTAATCCCATTGTATTAACGGCTTGTTCAACAAACGATTCAGACCATTCTTCCATCTGAGCCATAGAACGAAGTTCGACTTCGGTCACATAAGTTCTGCGGAAGACAACTCTAGCCTTCTGAATCTCAATAGTTTCTGGAGGGAACGAGATTTCATCATACGGCTTGAGGGCAACAATGAGAGGCTGGTTCTTACTGATAAATGTTTCTGGGATGTTAGCGTGTCCATCCTTGCGGAGTTCACGGACAGCCTTCTTGACAGCCTTTGGCTCAACAGTCTTCAGATACTGCATAATTAAATCCACAGCATAGTCTTCCTGCTCTGGATTCATAATGGCGGCTGGCAAGTCCTTGATGGTGGCTTCTGGGTTCTGCTGAACTGCTTGCTGAACCATAGCAACGAGGTCATCCATACGGATGTTCTGGAATCTAGTTCCCATTTCCTGCTCCCAGATAACATGGAGTCCAGCCCAACCGTACTGCGTACCGTACTGGGCGAGGAGTTCCGCTTCCTTGCGGACTTCAGAGCGAATGCGAGACTCTAAGAGCCAAGACATCAGAACATTAGCGGTGGCAGAGTTTTCGGAATCAGAGAACTCAGTACCCTTAACCTTAATCTGGCATCTGTCGAAGGTCGTGACCATCATCGACACAAGGTCATTAATAGTGCGGTCAACAAGGCGGCAACGCACATCAGACGCACCCTCAAACGGGAAAGCCCCGTCACCGTTCATGCGGTCTTCGCTGTGCTTCTTGCCGTCATCCGTCTGACCAGCCCATCTAGCAAGGCGAATGTCATCGTTATCAGCAATATTTGCTGTGTTTCCACCATTTTGGGTAGAACGCTGGTACTCCGTGTAAAGATAAGGGATATTCGGGGTATCGCTGGCAAAACCAATTCGTCCTCGTTATTTTTGTAAGATTTCATTTAAAAATTTAGTGAGGTCATTTCGGAAGTACCGTTTGTGACCACCGCTGGTGGTAAATGTGCGTACTTGACCCTTCTTAGCAAGGGACTCAAGCCTTTTCCGTCCAAAATCAGTAAAGAGCATCGCTTTCTGACGAGACAAGAGGGCTGGGAAGAAGATTTCCATTAGTAACTTCCTCCACCCCAAGATTGCATTGCGTCCCCGCCTTGATAAATTGGATTCATAACCATCAAGTATCTGAGGCAGTCGATAGGGTCTTTGGTTGCCCCCTTCTCTCCGTCTGCTCCCGTCCACTCCTTGAGGCAGTATATTAAGTTTTGACATGATTCGCTGATGTAGAGTTTAGGTTTGTTCAAAGGGGTTATATCTTGGTTCATATCGTAGGAAAAGCCGTCATTGATTAAGGCAACGCCCTGTTCAATACGAATTCCTGCGGCTGGCTGGAAATGCATAGGAGTTTCCCCGTCATCAAGCATATCAATGAGGGTAGTGCCACCGTCTTCCGTTACAGCCTTAGAGCCACCAGCCCTAGGGTCGATGTAACGCTCCCAGATTTCTTCGCCCTTCTCTAGTTCAAGGACAAGTGCCTTGTATTCCGCAAGAGAGCGTCCAGCACCGTTACGCTGGGCAGTACCAGCCCTGCCATCTGGCTCAGAAGCAGGTAAAGCCCACTCGCCATCCGATGAATCTGGGAACTCACGGTATACATACATATCTCCAGACTTATCAACTCGCATCCAAAGCATGAACCAGTTTCTAGCCCCTGCGGGGTCAACGACCATGTAGTTTGTGCCTTCTTCTGGGACTTGCTCTGCCTTAACGACATTGACGCTTTCGGTGAAACGGGGGAACTGGCTTCCGCTGATGTTATCAGCCCAGCCATACGCACGGATTTTGATTTCATAAGGCTTTTTCCCTGCGAGCGTCTTCTTCAACTGGTCGAAAGGGTTATACGGGTTCAGTTGGCTATGAAACCACATTACTGCGGCTGGACGGACATGGGACTTAGCCTTGTAGGGCATCGTACCTCTGGGGCATCCGTTTACATTTATGTTGTCGGGCAGAAGGGGAGAGGGCTTGTTCTCCAGAATCTTCGCTCCGCTTACATACTCCTTTACAACGCTACTGTAACCCGTGATTGGAGTGAAGGTCGTGATTAACTTACCGAAACGAGTAACGATACGATATCTCAGCGTTTCAATCCAATCCAAAGGTACTAATTCATCGCACCAGATGAGGTCAACCTCACCACCCTCGATGACATCCCGCTTCTGAGCGTAGTTCATAAAGAAACATTGGCTCTTGTTCGGTAGAATAAATGTGTTGTCAGAGAACCCGTTCTTCTGGGTATACTGAACATTCTGAACCTTGTTCTTCTTGAGGTCTTTGAACTCAGAAGGTAGGTACTTGAAAATTACAGGCTGTTGCATCTGGATGCTAGACTGGTTCGTAGTGTGCAGACACCACACCCTAGCATCCTTGATATTGATAAGCGTCTGGACAATGCGTTTAGCCGCCCATTCAGTTTTGGACGCTCGGTTACCGCCAAGGATGAGAACTTCGTTGTTCTCCTTTAGCAACTGGTCTGCTTCCTTCCAATGCGGTAGGTCGAACCCGTGCCTATACGGGTCAAGTTTTTCTGCTAGGATTTTGTCTTCTCTTAAATTGAGAATCTCAGCGACCTTCTCTGTACCCATTTTCTCCGCAAGCCTCTTGATGTCATCCTCGGAAGGAGTGACAAGTATCGGATGCGGTGTAG